ATGCACCACGCTGCTGTGGTCTCTGTTGAAGTATCTGCCTATCATGGTAGTAGTCATATGCCTGTGCTCACTCATGTAGTTATACAGGTAGTATCTCTTACTTACTAGATCCTGCTTTCTACTGGGAGTATCTAGCTGATACATCTTAATGATATCCATTATATCCTGGTTAAGTACTTTGCTTAGTTCAAAAAGTTCCTCATTCATAGCTCTTGTATTTTGTATCCCCATCGGAGATATTGTTCTAGTGTATCTGCCTGTTCAGTTTCTTGATAAGCGAAGTTAAGCTGCCATAGGTAGCCTTTATCATCCATCCCCATGTAGCACCATGTGCCACCTTCTGGCTCTACCTCATCCACTAACCACATTCTGTAGTATTTTACGTATTTCATGCTTCTAATCTTTTAGGATCATTAACTCCTTTGAATAGCTCAGATGTGGTAGATATCATCCCGGTAGCTTTCATAAAATCCACCTCTATTTTAGCTGAGTTAATTATCACGTTACCGATGTTAGATATAGCATCTGCTTTCTCTATTTCTTTTTGCAGGTCCTCCCCTGTGATATCATCATCAGACAGTCTCTCCAGAGCTGCGAATAGGTGATCACGTAGATCATTAATTTTGTTTCTTGCCATTTGCTTTGTTTTTTATTTGTTTATTAAGTTTACTTTTTAATTTCATTACCTCCTGCAGATCCTGTGGATATCTTTGGATGGTATTCTTAGTCATGTTTTGATTCATTGGGATGCACTCCAGGTTGCTCAGTTCTAAGTTCATAGTATCCCCATCTAAGAATCTAATTATATGCCTATGAGGTATAGGCCCATTAGCCTGCTCCCATATTAATCTATGAGTTAATACCCATTTGCTATCTGCTATCTTAGTATAGTGATACTTTCTACCTGATGAATCTATCCGGATGCTGGTAGCATTAGCCTCCCTAGTATTGAATGGTTTGTTACCTTTCTTAAACATGGTTTTAGCTGCATTAGTTTGAAGCAGATTAGGGCATTTAATACCTTTGTTGAATGGCACATGACCTTTCTTAAATCTACTTCTCTCTCCTGCTTCTATTGCTAGCTTAGAATTCATCTCTCTTCTGAACTTTGGATGCTTCCTGATACCATTATCCCATACATAGTTATACATTCTGCTAGCAGATATACCTAAGTATTCAGCTATCAATGGGCCCCGAATGTATGGATACAGTACTTTAATTATCTGCTTCTCATTCATACCTTAGTTATTTTGAATGTTCCGTAAACATGAGTACCTGCTGCCCTGAGCTGTGCTTTTTTCCATAGGCAGAGGGCTCTTGTGTGATAGTCATAACTTTCGCTGAGCCTATCTTCATAGTAGTAGCATAATCTAAACATGAGTTTCTAGCTTTTAAGTATTCGATATATAAGGGGATGTTAAAGGAGCCCCCCTTATCTCCTGCCATTGACTGCCTAGTCCACCATTCAGCCATTGAATAAAGGTCTCTACCTATTCTCATTGGTACCTCCATTCATCTTCATCATCCCAGTGAGCTGCTTCTCTTAGCTCCTCTATGACATTATTCTCACTGATATCTAATTCTATCTGATACTGTACCTGTGCTTTCTCCTCATCAGTGAGATGATATTCTAGCTCCACCTCTGCAGGGAATTCTATAGCATTGAAATCAGATACTTCTATATACCAATCTCCGAAGATATCTCTAATCACATAACTGCAGCTACCTTCCATGAATGCTCTCTCAAAGTAGGCCTTATCTTGTGTTACTTCTGTTACTAGCATATCATTAAAAATAAGATGTTATACATTAATACCATAGTACCCACGACTATAGCCATACCTCCTACTGCTTTGAATAGTTCTTTTTTCATTTTTTTAAGTTTAAACGGTTTAATAATTCCTCAATGGTATGTAGTTCCTTCCATGCTCTCTTAGTATCAGGATCTAATGATCCAAATGCATCTCTACATTCTACATAGTTATCATACAGCTCCTGATGATAAGCTAAAATTTGGTCTAAAATTTCTTGTTTTTCCATAATTTTTGTTTGTTAATACCTTACAAAGATACAAATAGTTTCATATATGCAAACAATTTTGCATAATTTTCCACAAATTTAGAATGAGTCTAAATAAGAAACAAGCCTATAAGCTGAATAATCTCCGCAAAAATACGTCTATAAACTCACGATATTTGTTTACGCTTGTATAGATATTCCTGATACTTAGTGAATACCAGGTGATTAATTTTGTAGTGTTTTTTACAGTCCTTGCATAGTATCCAATGGTGAACTGTACCTGCAGTAGTAACTACTTTTTTATTGTACTTAACATTAATACCACCGCACTCAGGGCATTCATATTTATCTCCACCATGCTGTACTGCATAGTTATGATTAGCTAATGTGTATGCATTTAACTTATTGAATACTGCCTCTAATACCTCCACATCCATCTTACAGTACTTGACCATCTTATCCAGGGCTTCCTGGTCCTTTCTGAATACAATATCCTTCCATAGATCTAAGCCTCCTGTATCCATCTTAGCCCCTACATTTAGGAATTTAGCTATGTAGTCAAGTTTATTGCTATTAAAATTAAAGTACTTTTTAGCCCATTTAAGAGTATCTATACTCTTAGGGGATGGCATAACACTAATACCATGGATTAGAGCTCTTGTACGTATCCATTTGAGGTCAAATCTATCGCCATTGTGAGCTACAATTTCATCCGCTTGAGCTAGAATCTTACAGAATTCTTTTAGCATATGCTTATCACTCTGTGATTTTGACCATGTTAGGCTGTGAATTTCATCCTCACCCTCCCATTTATAGCAGATGCATATGATGGCTCTCTCATGGATGATATCACCAGGATTAATAGTTAGGTTGTATCCTGTTCGCCAGAATACTCCGACATTGAAAGAGGTCTCAATGTCATAAAATAAACGTTTTCTCATAGCTTAAATAGCAGGGCTATCCTATCTAGTAGCCCCTTTTGTATTAGAAATCTAAGGAATATCCCTAGAAGGAATGATATAACAATAGGCCACCATGCCCATCTGTACTTAACTACCTGCTGAGCCTTAGCTGTTTTCCACTGAGTATCCCCTTTAATCTTTAATGTTTTAATCCGTTCCTTATACTCTATCTTTGTTTGCCATCTAGTTTTAGGTACATAGATATTATTATATTTAATGATAGTATCCTTAGTAGTTATATACTTCTGCCATACGATAGTATCATTCATGATCACTGGGATGCTGTCTATGGTAGTTATCCGGATGGTATCACTATCCTGTACTAACTGCAGGCCATTCTTTAATGCTTTCTTATAATGCCACTGAGCTCTCTTTGGAGCTGAGCAGGATAGAAGTATCAATAGTGGTAGTAAGTATCTCATAAATTCTGTAGCATTTTAATCATTCTAGGACATGGATAGATATCACTCTTATCCTTTCTCACTGAGTTATGTGTATAGATTCCAGGAGTGCCCTTAAATGCCTCCTTATCTATGCTAAATATCTCTGACCGGTAAGCCTTAGGTATATCATACGTATCACATAGATACTCCACTAACTGCCGAGTAGATTCTATCTGTGCATCCGTATACTTATACCAGTGAATGTGCCCTTTGTATGGCTGTTCTAAGGTAGTAACCATAGAAGGATCTACAGCTCTATTAACATAGTTATAGTACTTCCCATCTCTTAGCTTTAATGGGCCCCAGTTGCATACCTCAATACCTACGGATAGCTTATTCAGATTCTGATACTTAGCTCCATTCTTAATGAAATCCTCACTATCAATACCTAAATGCCATGCCCAATGCCGGGAAGAGAAACACTGTACTATTGTACCTCTTTCTCCTACCACGAATGCAGTAGCTATCCTGGTCTCATTACTATTCCAGTATCTACTAACTGCAGCAGCATCCCCACCTCCTGCTGTATGGTGCAGGTAAATTTGTGTTTTTTTACTATCCTCCTGGAAGTACTGTTTATCAGATAGGCGTACCTGTAATATCTTCGTTATGTCTAATTTCATCTACCTCTTTTTTAATCTCCTTAGCTCTTGCGAATAGGTTTTTCATAGCCTGCCATAGGTCTAATCCTTTCACTGCTTTGTAGTTTTCATTTATACTCATCACCTCAATAGATACCAGGATGAGTGCAAGTACCTTAGTGAGCAGTAAATCTACAGAAAAAAACTGCAGAATAATGTTATTGAGTATGAATGTATCTATCATGTAGAATAACACTACAGTTACCTCATATAATAGCATCTTACTAATGATAGCAGATAGGCCTCTGCTAGTTATTTTTACCTTATTCTTATAGCTCTTCCATATACCGGTAACAGTATCTAATAAAATAACAAATCCTACCAGGAATAATAGCCCGGATATCGGCATAAGGAATGCCCATAGCATAGCTATTAGCTTCACCCAGTTAGCCTGCATGGTTTTAATTAGTATTGTTAGTTGTGTTTTCATGGAATGTTACTGCTAGTTGGTAGGTTACAAATGTGAATAGTGCTAATCCTCCCATCATTATGTAGTGTGTATCACTCATCATCATGCTAATAGAGCAGGAGTAGATGCATAGATGGTAGAATATGGCTAGTATGTTAATGAAGTGCATCATAGATAGGCATGTTATTATCGATTAGTATTATCCCCTTATCAGTTTCTACGTGAATCTGAGTATCACTGACCTGCTCAATGGGGCCTGTTATTGTATATATTTCTCCGTTAATCTCAAACATATGCGAATACTTTGAATAAATTAATGTTAGCTACATCACCAGCATTCTGGCACTGCATAGTAAATAGAATGTAATTATCTACAGCATAATTAAATGATACATTTAGAGGTACCCCTGTAGTATATTCTGAGAATGCAGTATTTGAATAATTACTCAATACAGTACCATTATATCCAAAATTCCTTTCTACATATCCAACATACTGCGAGCCTCCACCATTCATGGTAAAGGTAGTATTAAACAAAGTAGCACCTGTTAAGCTGTTGGTAGTGTTAAAGTATATCCGACCATATAGCTGTCCTAAGTTACTACCCTGTCTAAACATCCTAAATACTACCTGTAGTATATTGTTTAGGCTTAATGTATTGGCAGGTATCCTTAATGAATGACATACTGTAATAGCTGTTCCTGATGTTGTAGTTCCTAATCCACCACTCCATCCTAATAGCTTAGGGCCTATGTTTACATTCCCACTCCCTAGCAGTGAATTCCCGTTCACTGTCTTAATGGATGTACCTGATACTAATGTGTTCTGCTTAGCATTCAATGCAGTATTTAGATCACTCTGTGAGCTCAGTGTTCCTGTGATGTTACCCCATGATGCACCTGATCCGGATACGGTTAAATCTCCGCTACCTAATACAGATGCTCCGTTAATGGTTTTAATGTTAGTTCCTGATACCAGTGTATCCTGCTTACCATTCCTTCCCTGATTAACAGCTTCATCAAATAGCTCAGCCATCTCATCAGGATTATACGGATATTTGGTAGGCTTTATCATACAGTCAATGTATTAGATGTGAATATGGATGTATTCTCTGAATCAATAACTATAGTTAACTCTAAATAATAATTACCTGCTTCCGGGAATTCTGCTATCCAGTGAATGCCATCATCAGCTAATACTCCATCACTATAGAATCTATCTTCTATATAAAAATTATATGTCATAGATACAGGAGTAACTGTAGGATTTAAGTTGAAGTATAAATACACATTATCCCCATCCATATATAATAATGGTAGCTCATCTAGTATAGCTCCTTTATCTCCATCAGTAGGCTCATTATCTCTATCCTGTGAACTTATATTAGTCTCTCCTGAATGACTATTAATCACTACAGTACCATAGCCTATCTCAGCTCCTGTAACTGCAGCCATTCCCCATCCTATTTCAGGATCAAATGCTCTGCCCCATCCTATCTCATTTGCCATTGTTATTACTTAAGTAGGTTAGTAATTTCTTTATATTCGTTTGTTTTGGCTTTCTTACAGCACCCATCCTATATTGTAATTGTTAGTATCCGGA